GGGTAGTGATGCGCCCTAGGAACGCACCGAATTTAGTATAGCAGTTGTACCATGCTGGCGTACTGAGCCATGCGGTCCTAAATACTAGCTCGCCCTTGTCTTGGTACAGTTGTAGGCCAAAGGTCGTGAGAATATCTTCTAGCGCCTCGCGGTAAGTGCGGTACTCGCCATCGCGGAACCAAAGGCCGCTTTGTATGCACCCGGTCCACCAAAGGCCGCCTTGGTTTGTTGTGATTCCCTTGTTACTCGGTTGCAAGTGTTCGGAAACAAAAAAGCCGGTATAGCAGTCCCAAAAATTGCAAAAGTTAAAAGTATCTGCGATTTGGTCGGTAAACGCTTTTATGCCCGTGAACTGGTAAAAGTCTGCGCGTCGGTTAAGCATTTGGAACCCGTCCGAAAAAGTAAGCTTAACAAATCGCTGGCCGTTCGTTACTTCAATGCTGCATGAATCCGGAACCAGGAACCCTCGCCAAATTACGTTTAATCCGCTTTTTTGTTCAATTATATACCTGCCGTACGCGTCGCTTAGTATCGTGCGCCAGTCGTTAATACCAAGGCCACCGAATACGCTAAGGTTGCAAGTACTGGCAATTATGCCAGGCTTAATTTCGTCCTGCGCTTGGTATGCGACCTCCCACGACGCTACGGTAAACTCCAAGCCAGGGGCTGGACTTAGCGGGGCATCAACCCCCCAAAGCACCCAATTATAGCCCGCCGTATCGGCCGTTGCAAATAGGACCTTAGCCACCTACTCGCGAGAAATTATTGCCGCTGCGCTGGGTGCCTAGTAATAGGTCCGCGCCACTTACGCGGGCATTTAGGTTCATGTCGCCACCTCCAAATAATTTGCCCATACCTCCGCCTGTTTGCATGGCTTGAAAGGTGGCTTTGAACGGCACGCCGGTTATGGCGCTAATAGTTGCAGCAAGTGCAACAGTTGCCAGCACCGCGGCCACTAACTTGGCTACGTAGTCCTTCAAGGCCTTGCCTAGGACTGCAAAAAAGTTCTCACCGTTGGTAAGCGAAGCGGTAAAGGCTTGGGTAAGTATACCGCCAAACTCTGCGCCTATGTTTGTGGCAAGTTGTAACTGTCTGCTAAAGTCTTGTACGCCTTGAATTAAAGGCACTAACTCGCCCTCTACCTCGCTTATGGCTTCTAGTGAAATAGGCTGAAAAGTATCTAGTACCTCTTGTTTTGCTACGAAATTAAAATCCTCTTGGGCGTATTGCCTGGCAAGAGAAAGCATGCTGCTAAGTGTATCGCGAAAAGCCTCTGCTTTTACGTTTGCTTTCTTTAGTCCGTCCGCTGCTTTGTCGGTTGCGTCGGTTAATGCCATGCCCAACTTAGGAGCTGCCAGGGTTGTATCTACCAAGGCTTCCCTAGACGCTTTTAAGCCGTCTAAAAATATACGCATTGCTGCGCCGTTGGGCGTGATGTAGCTGGCTAAATAAGACAGTTTCTCGTATAGCGAAAGCTGACCACTTAGCAGGGAGTTTAATACTTTTAGCCCCTCAGATACAAAAGACAAAAAGCCAGCGTAGACCGGTAGCAAGGCTGTGCCTATTTGCAGCTTCAAATCTTCTATGCTTGCCCTTTGGCGGTCTAGTGCATCTGCGCTACTTTCTATCCCCGGACCTATAATGTCCAGGGTGTTTTTCATTGCGTTACCCAGGGCCTCTGCATAAGGAACGCCAGCCGCTAGCTGGTCCTTCATTTCCTTGACGTTAATGCCTGCCTGCTCTAGGCCCTTGGTGCTTTCCTTGGCAAAAGCCGTTTGCAGTTTGTCGGCTATTTCGTCAAAGGCTATGCCCGTAGCGTCGCTTACCTTGTTGGCGTAGTCCAGCTGCGTGGCTAGGTCCTCAATGCCCGTACCTTGGCCCACTGCCTTTACGGCGCGTTCCATAAGCTTTAGTTTGCTTATTTCGCCGTCGGTTGCTTGCTGTAATTGCGTGAGCTGTGCGCTCGTTCCGATATTGGCAAAGGCTACCTGGACGTTCTCAGCTTCGGCAGCAAGGTTAATGCATTCTTTCCCAAAGGCTATAATTTCAGCACCAGCAAAGCTAGCGCCAATCATTGCGCCAAGGTTAGCAAAGCTTTTAGACGTTTGCTTTAGCTGCGCGTCTACCTGCTGAATACCACGGCGAAACTCCGCGGCATCTAAGCCTAATAATACTTTACTGGTTACGTCCATAGCTCCTTAATAATGCCCTTAGGCTGCTTTCTTTTTTCTCGTCTTCAAACGCTAGTAGGTCGGTTTCGGAAATTACATTCTTTACCGACTTCCCGCTTATGTTTACCAGCACGGCGGCTAGCCATCGCTGCCTTCGCCACTCGTCTTTGTCCCGTTCTAAGCCGTGCCTAAACACAGCTTCTAATTGTTCCAGTGTTAACGTCTTCGCTTCGCTAGGCGCAAGGCCTAAACGTCCCACCAGCTGACCTAGTACGTCTACTGGGCCGCCGGCTGGGAAAAAGGGCCGTTAAGCCGCTGGGTAAGTTCGGTAATGTCCCAAGCCCCTGCCATAGCCTTGAACTCGTCAAAGCTTATGCGGTCCGCCATGTCCCAAAATTCCTGGGCGTATAGCATAGCCAGCATATCTGCCAGGCCTAGGTTACCTAATTGTGTTACGCTTTTACCCGTAACTTCCTCGAATAGCAATGCTGCCCCCAGCGTAAACTTTTTCCCGTCCATGGCTTATGGGTTTACGCCTACTGCAAATGCTCCAGTACCGTTAAGCGTAAAGCTCACCGTTCCGTTGTCTTTGTCCGGTGCGCTAACTGAAAGCTGCGAAAGGATAGCTGTACCTTCTACTTTAGTTTCACCTACTACGGGGGTAACCGTACCAGCTGTAACTTGGGTAATTCGGATGTTAACTATGTCGCCTACTTTGGCGTATAGTTCGTCTACGTTCCACTTTGCTGCGTCGTCGTCGCCTAGGTTGCTAGTACCGCTAATAGTCCAGGACTTTGCGCTAGTTACGTAAGTACGAAATACTGCCACGTCTTTGCTTGTGGTTTCGCGGGTATCGGCGTTCAGCTCAATGCTGCACTCCGTTTCGGCTGCAAACGCTTTGTAGGTCGTTCCGCCGTCTGCGCTTAAAAAAAGGCGAACTTCTCCGCCGCTTATATTGCTCATGTTTAATAATTTATTAGGAAAGTGAAATCGGCAGCGAGTATAATACTCTCCTGCTGTTCGTTGTAAAATGCCTGCATGTTCTCCATGTAGGCTATGGTAAAGGTTTGTTCTGCCGCTACGCCTATGGCATCCGCCGCGCATGCTGTCGCTTCTAAGCTCCCGCTGTCTTGGTTTACGTACTGGGTGTACATAGGTATTACGCGGGGGTAGTGCTGCAAATTGTGACGTATTTCGGTCAGTTCGTTTTGTGCTTCGTCGGCACTGGCGTAGTGCATGAATAGAGTAGCTGCTACTCGCTCGGCTACGTACTGGTCCTTACTTTCGGTTACCGTTATGCCGTTAAGGTTTATAACGATAAAATCCCCCGTTTCAGCTTGCGGTGCTGCCAAAGAATAGACCGGCGTACTAGTAGACGCTTGGACCGCTTCATGTATGTACTGTAAATAGTTCACCGCAAATGCGCTTTAATACGCTTTTGTACAAAGTTACTAATTTTTTCGGCTGCCTTGCGGGGTACGTCGCTACCTTGTAACGCTTTATCAAAAAATTCCTTTGGCGTAAAATTCTTTGCAGTTCCGCCGAATAATTGCCAGGGTGCATAGTATGCGCCGCGTTTGCTGCTAGGGCGTAAGCCTACCACTACGTAAGCCTTTACGGTCCCCTTGTTTGGGAATACGTCTATACTTTTGTATAGGTTGTAAAATGCCCCGTTTGTTTTTTTGTTAGCATCCTTTACGCCACGTGCCTTATAGCTGGCCTTGGCTTGTAACTCATTGTAAGCCTCTTTGCGGGCCTTTTCCACTAGCGGGCGTGCTTCGGCCTTTAAGATGTTCCTAAGCTCCCTAAAACGCAAAGTTTCCGACGTGCCCAATTGCTTTAGGCGCTGCCGGAACTGGTCAAAAGATTCTACCTTGCCGCTTTCGCTTTTTAGGTAAACAGTGTTACCCCGTGCCATTGTCGCGCAGGTTTGTTTTGACTAGCAAAAAACGGCGGCGGCCTTCGGGCGCTACGCTTACTATGTCGTAGTCCTCGGCGTTGTAAGTTAGTTTCCATTTTGCTGCCACGCTGTTGGGGTAGCGTAAACGCCAGGTAATGCTAGTGGCGCTTTGGATTTGGTCGTACGGCATGGTTTCCGTACCGGTTGCGCCTGGCACTATGCGCTCGGCGTAAAATGAGCCTGCGCTGGTCCAGGTCTTTGTTACCTGGCCGCTGTTATTTGTGGCCGTAGTCGGCTGGTAAAGCGTAACGCGCAGGTCTAGCATCAGCTAAAGTTTTGGCGGTAGCGAAACGCTAGGCGGTCAAAAAAGCGGTTTGAATTGTACGGCAAGTCGTCGCCGTAATCGTACCCGAATTTAATGCGCTGGTACAACGCGTGTTTAATGTCTGCGGGTGGGTTAGTGTCGCCGCACGTGTAAACTATCACCATACGCTCCGGGGTTTCCTTTAGCGTTAGGGTCGTGTTAACATAGGTGTAATCGGTGTATAGAACTTGGACCGTTGCGGTTCCTTCGTCGTCGTATGCCGTTACACTGGTAATAGCCGTAACGGGGCCTAGGGGTAGGGCGTATTGCTCCTGCCCCCAGGTGTCCACTGTTACAGTTGTTGCACCTAAACGGTAGCCGGTGTAGCTGTTAAATTCCTCGACCGCTGCGCTAAAAAGCATAGTTAGTAGCGCGTCGTCTGCGCTACCGTCTACACGGCAAAAGGCCTTGACTTCGGTAAGGTTTACCGTAATCGGAGTATAGCTGCTAACCGTTACCATTTGTTTAGATAGTTACGTCAGTTGCTAGAGCAAAAGATGCGTTGCGCAATACGGCTACGTCCATAAAGCGCTCTACGTAGATTTCCACGATTGAGGACTTCATTTGGCTGTAAGGGTCTACCATTAAAGTAGCACCGCCCCAAAATCCGATTTGAACGTCTGCGAAATTA